ACGAACATTTTTATCGACCGCGCCCCATCAAACGCAGAGGTTTTAATCCGGCCGTGAAATTTCGGCCGCAGGCTATTTATGCGCAAAAACGCAACAACGACGAAGAAAGCGGGCCGACCGTCCTATAAGCCGACTGCTGAGCTTCGGAGGAAGGTTTCGAACGCGGCCGGCGGCGGCATGAGTCACGACGAGATCGCGACGGGGTTGGGCATTAGTCGCAACACGTTGGAAACCTATTACCGGGAGGAACTGGACCGGGTTGCGTTCCGGAGGCGGGTGGATGTTCTGGATGCCATGCAGCGCGCCGCGGTGAAGGGAAACGTCGCTGCCCAGAAGGCCTATCTCGCGCTGACGCCTGCGCACGCGGTTCCGCCGTCGGCGACCGGCAAGACGGAGAAGATCGGCAAGAAGGACCAGGCGAACGAGGACGCGAAGACGGCCCAGAAGGGAACGGGCTGGGATGAACTTCTGCCGGGTGGTGCGAAGGTTGTACCGATCCGGTGAGCTGGAACCTGTCCTGCCCGGACTGGGTAGAGCGCCTGAAATCGGGCCGCTCCCTGGTCCCGGATCTGCCGCTCGATCTGGTGCAGGGCGAGCGGGCGGTCCAGGTGTTCAACCGCCTGCGGCTGGCCGATGTTCCCGGCATGCCGACGATGGAAGAGGCGGCGGGCGATTGGTTCAGGGATATCGTCCGGGCGCTGTTCGGTTCGCTGCATCCGGAAACCCGGGCGCGGATGATCCGCGAGCTGTTCTTGCTGGTCCCGAAGAAGAATTCGAAGACCACGAACGGCGCACTGATGATGCTGACGGCGTTGCTGCTCAACGAGCGGCCGCGGTCCCCGATGGGGATGTCGGCGCCGGTGCATGACGTGGCGGAAGTAGCGTTCAACGCGATCGCCGGCGCGATCGATGCGGATCCTGTCCTGAACAAGAAACTGCACGTCCGGCACCACCTGAAGACCATCGTCCACCGGGAGACGAAGGCGACGCTCGAAGTGATGACCTTCGACCCGTCGGCGTTGACGGGAAAAAAGTGGGCGGCGTTCCTGGTCGACGAAGTTCACGTCATCTCAAAGATGCCGAAGGCGGCAAGCGCGTTGCGACAGATCCGCGGCGGCATGCTTCCGTTCCCGGAAGCATTCCTTGCCATGATCACGACGCAGAGCGAGGAACCGCCTGCCGGAGTGATGGACGTCGAGCTTCGCAAGGCGCGGGGGATTCGCGACGGCAAGATTCAGGGCGCCATGCTCCCGGTCTTGTACGAATTTCCCGAGGACATGCAGGCTGACGCAGAGGCCTGGCGAGATCCGGCGAACTGGCCGATGGTCACGCCGAACGCGGGGCGGTCGATCACGATCCCGCGCCTGATCGAAGAAATGGTAGCGGCCGAGCAGGCCGGCGAACAGGAACTGCGGGCGTGGGCTTCGCAGCACCTGAATGTCCAGATCGGCATCGCGCTGCATTCTGATCGTTGGGCGGGCTCGCTGTTCTGGGAGCAGCAGGCCGATGCTTCGATCACGCTTGACGAGCTGATTCGGCGCAGCGATGCGATCACCGCGGGTATCGATGGCGGCGGGCTCGATGACATGCTGGCCCTGTCCGTCATGGGCCGGGATGCCGATACCGGGGACTGGCTGGAGTGGGGCAAGGCCTGGATTCACCCGGTGGCTGTCGATCGCCGCAAGCAGAACGCCTCGCTCTACGAAGGCTTCGCCGCCGATGGTGATCTGGTAATCGTCGACGAGATGGGGCAGGACATCGCCGAGCTGGTCGCGGTGATAAAGCTGCTCGACGACACCGGCTTGCTGGTGGAGATTGGCGTCGACCAGGCGGGAATCGAGGAAGTCGTGACCGCTATGACCGATGCGGGCATCGACATCGAGCGAATCATCGGCATATCGCAGGGTTGGAAGATGGTCAGCGCGATCACTGCGGTAGAGCGCAGGCTTGCCGCGGGGACCATGCATCACCAGAACTCGCGCTTGATGGCTTGGAGCGTTTCCAACTGCAAGCCCGAGCCGGTGGGCAACGCGATCAAGATCACGAAGCAAGTGAGCGGCAGAGCGAAGATCGATCGCGTGATGGCGATGTTCGATGCCGCGACGCTGATGTCGAAGAACCCTGAATCTCGCCGCAAGCGGTTCGAGATCAGCTTCATCTAACACCACAACCCAGACCACCCAGAGAGGCCCGCCAAGCGCGGGCCTTTCGCGTTTCCGAGGCCGAGAAAATGAAACTGCAGCGCGCTTACTCGATTGTCGAGGTCAAGGCGTTCGACGACGAAGACCGCACCATTACGGGGCTGGCGACCACGCCGTCGACGGATCGCATGGGCGACATCGTCGAACCGAAAGGTGCCGAGTTCAAGTTGCCGATCCCGCTGCTGTTCCAGCACGACCCAAGGCAGCCGATCGGCCATGTCATTTCGGCCAAGGTCACACCGGCAGGCATCGAGATCAAGGCGAAGTTCGCCAAGCTCGACGAGCCGGGCACGCTGAAAGATCGGCTGGATGAAGCCTGGCAGTCGGTGAAAACCGGCCTCGTGCGCGGCCTTTCCATCGGGTTCCAGCCGATCGAATACGCACGCATCGAGAACAGCCACGGTTACCGCTTCTTGAAGTGGCTTTGGCTTGAGCTGAGCACCGTGACGATCCCGGCGAACGGCGAAGCCACGATCCAAACCGTCAAAGCAATCGACACCGCGCAGCGTGCCGCGTCCGGCCTTGGCCTGCGCAAGGGTGTCCCGCTGATTCCGCCCGTCGCCTCGGGGGAACTCCATGCCGCCAAACGCGGCGCCGTAGCACTTATCCCGAGGAACAAGCAATGAAGACCGTATCCGAACAGATCAAGGATCTGGAGGCGACTCGCGCCGCACTGGTTGCTCGTGCCGCCGCCGTCATGCAGAAGTCGCTCGACGAAGGCCGCTCGACCGACGAGAACGAAGGCGTCGAGTTCGACGAGATCCAGGAGCAGATCGCCTCCATCGATGGCGACCTGGTTCGCCTGAAGAAGCTCGAGACCATGCAGGTCGCCAATGCAACGCCGGTCCGCGCCGTGGATGTCGCGAAGGCCGCCAGCTCCGTCCGCCAGGCCAGCGGCCCCACGGTCATCATCGCCAGCGGCGAGGTCGACGAGAAGTTCGCCGGCCAGATGTGGACGCGCATGGTCATCGCCAAGGCGCTCGCCCACATGCACCAGTGTAGCGCGTCCGGCATCGCGGAACGCCGCTGGGGCAAGACCAATCCGCTCCTCGTCCAGGTCATCCGCGCGAACGAAGTCGCCGGCGGCGGCACCGGCTCGGGCGAATGGGGCGCCGAACTGGTCACGGCCGACGGCCGTTACACCGGCGATTTCATCGAATACCTGAAGTCGAAGACGGTCTATGACCGCCTTGGCCTGCGCGCGATTCCGGCGCACGTCACGATCAAGGGCCAGGACGGCACGGCGACCGGCTACTGGGTGGGTGAGTCGAAGCCGATTCCGGCGACCACCGCCGATTTCATGAACGTCACGCTGACGCCGCTCAAGGCCGCCGCGCTCGCGGTGGTTTCGAACGAGCTGCTGAAGCATTCCGATCCGTCGGCCGAGCTTCTGGTTCGCGATGCTCTCGCCGATGCGGTGGCACAGCGCGTCGACACGACCTTCCTGTCTGCCAATGCGGCCAGCTCAGGCGTCTCGCCGGCGGGCATGCTCAACGGCGTCAGCGCGATCTCGTCCGCCGGCACGCTGTCGGATGGCCTGCGTGCCGACATCCTGGCGCTCTACTCGGCCTTCCTGACCGCGAAGAACGCTTCCGGCCTGAGCTTCGTCATGAACAAGAACCTCGCCAAGCGGATTTCGCTGATGGTGAACGCCCTGGGCATGAAGGAATTCCCGGGCCTGACCCAGGAAGGCGGCACGCTGGAAGGCGATCCGGTGGTCACTGGCGACAACGTCGCGGCCGACGACCTGATCCTGCTGAAGCCGAGCGACATCTACAAGATCGGCGACGACGGCCTGGAGTTCTCGATCTCGCGCGACGCGACCATCGAACAGAACTCCGTTCCGACGGGTGCTTCGGATACGCCGGTCGCGGCTTCGGCGACGCCGGTCAACATGTTCCAGTCGGAAAGCACGGCGATCAAGATCGTGCGCCCGCTGAACTTCGCGAAGCGTCGCAGCCATGCCGTGCAGTACGTCGGCGACGCGAACTACAGCGTCGAGTCGACCTGATCGGCGCACCTGGAACGGAACCGGCCCTTCGGGGCCGGTTTTTTGGAGCCACCCATGCAGAAAGTCAAGCTGATCGGCCTGAAGCGGTTTCCCTACGCAGGCCACACGATTCAGAAGGACGAGCCGTTCGAGGCCACGGTTCGCGATGCACGCGTGCTGGTGACCATGGGCCGCGCGCGCCAAGACCTGACCATCGCTCCGCAGCCGGCCGTGATCCAGACGCCGCCTGCGTCCGTTGCTGCTCAAGCACCGCGCCGTCGGCAGTACCGCCGTCGGGACATGACGGCCGAATAACCCATGAAGATTTTCGGCTTCGAGGTCAGTATCAAGCGTGCCGCGCAGCGAGCGCTGACGGCTGTCACCGGCGCTTGGACGACGATCTGGGACTGGTATCCCGGCGCCTGGCAGCAGAACAATCCGCGCGACACCAATTCCGTACTGGCCTACTGGGCTGTTTACGCCTGCATTACGACAATCACCAGCGATATCGGGAAACTGCGCCTGAAGCTGGTGGAGCAGGTCGGCGGAATCTGGCAAGAGGTCGATCGTCAGTCGCCGTTCCTCGCAGTCCTTCGCAAGCCGAACCGATACCAGACCAGGCAGCAGTTCTTCGTCTACTGGTTCAGCTCGCTGCTGATTCAGGGCAACACCTACGTTTTGAAGGTTCGGGACGGTCGCGGCGTGGTGGTCGCGCTCTACGTGCTGGACCCGACGCTGGTAACGCCGCTCGTGTCTGAAGACGGGGGCGTCTTCTACCAGCTGCGCCGCGACAATCTCAGCGGCATCACCGGTGAGCAGGACGTGATCGTGCCTGCCTCCGAAATCATCCATGACCGGATGGTGACTTTGCATCATCCGCTGGTCGGCGTGTCGCCCCTGTTCGCGTGTTCGGTTGCCGCAACGCAGGGCCTGGCCATACAGGCGAACAGCCAGAAGTTCTTCTCGAACGACAGCATGCCGCGGGGCATCATCTCGGTTCCCGGCTCGCTTTCGCCGGAAAAGGCCGCCGAACTGAAGGCCGCCTGGGCATCCAACTACAGCGGCGAAAACTACGGCAAAACGGCCGTCCTTGCCGACAAACTCGAATACAAGCCGCTTGCTCTGACCGCGCTGGACTCGCAGCTGATCGAGCAGCTCAAGATGACAGCCGAAATGGTGTGCTCGGCCTTTCGTGTTCCGGCCTACAAGGTGGGCGCCGGCACCCTTCCGAACACGACAAACGTCGCGGCGCTCGACCAGCAGTATTACAGCGGGTGCCTGCAGAGCCTGATCGAAAGCGCCGAGGCCTTGCTCGATGAGGGCCTGGAGTTGAAAGGCATGGGCGTCGAGTTCGATCTCGACGGCCTGATCCGCATGGACCCGATGGCCCAGATGGAATTCGTCGAGAAGGGCGTCAAGGCCAGTGTCATTGCACCGAACGACGGGCGCGCCATGTTCAATCTCCCGCCTGTGGCCGGCGGCGATTCGCCGTACCTGCAGCAGCAGAACTATTCCCTGGCCGCGCTCGCCAAGCGAGACGCGCAGGAAGATCCGTTCGGCACGGCTAAGCCCGCGCCGGCGCCTACACCTGAGCCGGCCCAGCCGGAGCCCGCCCACGCTGACGACGTTCCTGATGATGAGGCAAGAGCCTTCCTCAAGTCGGTCGAACCGGATCAGCTCTTGCTGAAGATTGCCGCATGAAGATCGTCGATCTGCTGAATCAGTTCGCGGCGAATGTTCGCGAGGCCATCGGGAAAGGGCTCGCGCCTCTTGCTGAGCGCTTGACCCAACTCGAGAAGAAGTTCTCCGAGCTTCCGACTCCGCAGGACGGAAAGAGCATCACCGTCGAGGATGTCCGGCCGATGCTGGCCGAGCTCGTGAAATCGGCGGTGGACGCGATCGAGCGCCCGAAAGACGGCGAAGACGGCAAGAGCGTCACCTTGGAAGAGGTGCTGCCCGATCTTCGCGAGACTGCTCTGAGGGCCATCGCCGATTTGCCGCGCCCGAAGGACGGCGAGGATGGCAAGAGCGTCGAATTGCCGCAGGTAGTCGATGCCGTGCTGGAAAACCTGCAGCATCGTTTTGGCGAGTTCCTGGCTCTGAAGGATCTGGAATTCGAGCGCCGGCTGCATGCTGCCATCGAGAAGGCGATCGAGCGCCTGCCCAAGCCGAAGGACGGCAGGGACGCGGCGGCGGTCGATTCGTTCAGAATGGAACTCGGCAACGACGAGCGCACGATCACCCTGAGCCTTGGGGCTGGCGAAGACAAGCGCTCGCAGAGCATCACCTTCCCCGTGATTCTGGATCGCGGACTGTTCAAGGAAGCTCAGCGCTACGAGAAGGGCGACGGCGTGACCTGGGGCGGCTCTTTCTGGATCGCGCAAAAGGATGACCCAATCGGCAAGCCCGGCGAGTCCGACGATTGGCGCCTGGCCGTGAAGAAGGGCCGCGACGCCAAGAGGGACGGCTGATGGCCATGCTCGTTTCCCTGGCGCGCGCGAAGTCGCATTTGCGCATCACCGGCACGGACGATGACAGCGATGTCGAGCTCAAGCTCAAGGCTGCCAGCCGCGCAGTTCTTCGCTACATCGATTCCGATCAGGACTTCCTCGACACGTTCGGCGAGCCGGACGAGGAATCCGACGGCGTTGCTCTCGGCATTCCGGACGATATCCAAGCGGCTACGCTTCTGCTTCTTGGCGATCTGTATAAGGAGCGCGAAGGCGTCAACGCCTCGCAGTGGGAGCATGGATTCCTGCCGGTTGCAGTGGTCTCTCTGTTGTATTCGTATCGGACCCCGACCAGCGCATGAGCATTTCGGCAGGCAAGCTCCGGCACCTGGTGCGCATCGAGCGTCCGGTACAGGTGGGGCGCAGCGCGTCAGGCGCTTCACAGCAAAGCTACGCGCTTGTCGCCGAGGTCTGGGCAGCGATCGAGCCGATCTCTGGGCGCGAGTTCATCGCCTCCGCGGCGACGCAATCGAAAGTCGTGGCCCGTGTGGTCATCCGATACCGCTCCGACATTGACGCGACCTGTCGGATCGTTCACGGAGCAAAGACATACAACATCGAGGGCGTGCTTCCTGACAAGGACAGCGGCCGGGAATATCTGACGATGCCGGTCAGCGAATTCGACGGCAACACCCAGGCGGAAGTGGAACTGATCGTGGACGGTGGAGGCGACCCCCTGTGACGACCGTCGTGACCAGCATGCGGTTCGCCTGTCGTCGCCGGACCGCGGCCGATTGGACATCGGGGAACGAAATCCTTCTCGCCGGCGAAATCGGCTACGAGACCGATACCGACAAGTTCAAGATCGGCGACGGCGTGACGAGATGGAACAGTATTTCCGGTTACTTCTCGAAGACCGGCGGCAGCGGATCGGCGGCCTGGGGCGCCATCACCGGCACCCTGGCCGACCAGACGGACCTGGCGACTGCGCTCGCGCTGAAGGTGCCGACGAGCCGAACGGTCAACGGACTGGCTCTGAGCGCGAACATCACGCTTTCGGCTTCCGATGTGGGGGCCGATGCCAGCGGGGCAGCGGCGGCGGCACAGGCCTACGCCATCCAGCGCGCCAACCACACAGGCACGCAGGCGCAGTCCACGATCACGAACCTGGTCAGCGACCTTGCGCTGAAGGCCGATCTGGTCGGCGGCGTGGTCCCGAGCGCCCAGATTCCAGCCATCGCGATCACCGAGTTCCTTGGCTCAGTCGCCAACCAATCCGCGATGCTGGCGCTGTCGGGTCAGAAGGGCGACTGGTGTATCCGGACCGACCTGTCGATGGTTTACGTCATCACCGGAAACGATCCGACCCAGTTGTCGGATTGGACGGGCATGGCGTATCCGACGGCGCCGGTCCTGAGCGTCAACGGGCATACGGGCGCGGTGACCCTCGCGCCATCCGACTTGGGCCTGGTCATTGGGACCGACGTGCAGGCCTACGACGCCGACCTCGCAGCGATTGCCGCGCTGACGCCGTCCAACGATGACATTCTGCAGCGCAAGGCCGGTGCGTGGACGAATCGGACGCTGGCGCAGCTGGCATCCGATCTTGGCGTGCCAACGCTGAGCGGGACGAACACGTGGACGGGCCAAAACACTTTCGCGGCCGGCACCTTGACGGCCTCCACACCGGCCCAGTGGACGCAGACGTGGAATAACTCAGGCGTTACGTTCACCGCGCTTGATATCAACATCACCCATACGGCGTCGGCGGCCGCATCGCTGCTACAAAACTGGCGAGTAGGCGGCACGTCCATGCAGTCGGTGGATAAGGCTGGCGTGCTGACCAATGCAGGCGGGTATGTCTATGCGCCTGGCGGTCAGAAGGCGCTGACCATTTCCGGCGCAGTTAACGATCCGACACTCGCGGCCAATTCTGGTTTTTCTGCGGAGGGTAGCCTTAGTGGCTATGCGTGGTGGGTAAAAAATACATCGGGTGTCCGTTTTGTCGGGTTCGATACTGTCTACGCGTATAACAAGCTCACGCTGGCTTCTAATACCTATCTGGCATGGTCCTCCAGTACGGACGCCAGAAATGCTGGCGACACTTTCTTGGGCAGGGCGGCGGCTAACAGCATCATTCAGGCGGGCGGCGTAGCGACCGCAGGTGCAGCAACTAGCAGCACCACAATGCTCAAGCGGGTGACGGGTATTGCAGACGCGACGGCGACCGCTGTATTCACTGTCACTGTCCCTAACGCAGCGCATAGCGCGAACGTGGAAGTGACGCTGAACGGTTCTTTGGGAGCGGGCGGCGCGATTGGTGCGAATGAGGCGACCGGTTCGATCAAATACAACGTTAGCATCGCCCGAACCGCTGGCGTTAATGCCGTCGCCACCATTTCCACGGCCTATGGCAGCACGACTAGTAGCGTTGCCGGTGCCGCGACAATCACCGTAACCGGCGACTTGAGTGCTATCTCTGGCGCGGTGGGTGCCACCAACACCTTCACCATCCGCGTAACGATCACGAAAGGCTCAGGTAGTTCCGACAATCACACCTGCACGGCGCATGCCGTCCTTCTAAACGCCAACGCATCCGGTGTCACTATCGCTTGACCGGAGTCCAATGAAACACATCCACGACCTGACCGAAGACGAGTTCGCCGCGACCGGCCTTGAGTTCGCGCAGCCGATTTTTCGTGCTCGACAGAAAGCTCGGTCAGGCCGTCGCTGCGCCTGACACAGAACCGGAGAAAGACAATGCCCATCGAACTCACCCCAATCCCTCAGCCTGCGATTGTCCGCAAAGAGATCGTCGCGTTCACCGTGAACAAGGTGGCCGAAACGCTTTCTGTCTCGTGGGGGTACTTCGACGAATCCGGCGGTCTGGTGCGCCAAGAGGACTACACCTGGCCTCTGATCGAGCGGAACGAGGAAGGGCAGATCGTCCATGCGGCCTATCTGCCGCAGGGCTACGCGGCAATCAAGGACGCGTTGTATCGCGAAAGCGTGTACCGCGGCGTCATCACGCAAGAAGAGGCTGACAACGCATGAAGCAGGTTTTGCTGAGTGATCAGGAAATACAGGCCCTGATCGGGTTCATCGATCAGGGGGTGCGCTCGCAAGGACTGGCGGTCGCCGGCGCCGGGCTTTCGCTCGCGGTCAAGCTGCAGGCGGCTCAGGAAGTTCCGGAAGCGCAGCCGGAAAATGAAGCAATACCTGAATAGATGGACCTGTTCGCAATTCTCTGCACCGGCCCGAGCTTGACGCTCGATCAGGTGCAGGCGGTCCGTGGGATGCGGGTGATCGCAGTAAATAACGCCTTTGAACTGGCGCCGGATGCGGAAGCGCTGATCGCGCAGGATTCGACCTGGTGGAAGATGTACCCCCAAGCCAAGAAGTTCGCGGGCCGTAAGTTCAGCACGCGCGACCTGTCGGGCGTGGAGCAGATTTTCCCGACGAAGAAGCTGATGCACTCCACTTGCTCGGGCGTCGTGGCGCTGGAGTACTTTGCGCAGGTCAGCCGTCCGGATGATGTCTGTCTGCTGCTAGGCGCCGACATGCGCGGCACGCACTACTTCGGCAGATACACCAACGGGCTTAGCAATACGACCGACGAGCGCCGGCAGGTTCACCATCGGCAGTTCTCGCAGTGGCGCGACTCGCACCCAAAAGCGAAGGTTTTCAACTGCACTCCAGGTAGTGCGCTCGCCTGCTTTCCGATGAGTCGCTTGGAAGACTGGACAACGAAGGCAACGCGAGCCGCATGAAACTGACCGAGGTGACGCTGATCGTTCCGTTCTATCGGAACGTCGAAATGCTGCGCGAGCAGTGCCGGCTGTTCAACTTCCTGCCGGATGCTTTTCGGGTGATCGTGGTCGACGATGGCAGCCCGGAGCCGGCGGCGCCGATCGTCCTGCATGGCACATGGAAGCAGACGCGCAAGCGGGTCGAGGTCTATCGGATCGGCGTGGATATCCCCTGGAACCGCGGCGGCGCCCGAAACCTCGGCGCGACGCAGTGCAAGACCGACTGGCTGATCCACGTCGACATCGACCATGTGCTGAAGCAGGAATCGGCCCTGGCATTGCTGCAAGCCGAGATCGAGACGGGGCAGTGGTATCGCTTCCGGCGCTTCCGCAACGGCAAGGCCGACGCGACGCGCATGAAGGACGCGATCCCGCGCGACCAGGAATATGGCGAGGTCAAACCGCACGTCGATTCTTACCTCGTCGAGAAGGCCGGTTTCTGGAAGGCCGGCGGCTACAACGAAGATTTCAGCGGCTGCCTGGGCGGTGGGACGCCGTTCCTGCACGAGCTGGAGGCGACGCTGGGCGCGCCACGGATTCTGCCCGACGATGTCTCGCTGCAGGTCTACACCCGCGACACCTGCCCGGATGCGTCCGACCACACACTGAGCCGCGACACCAGCGAATTCACCCGTCGCAAACAGGCGATGCGTGGCAATTACCGCGGATCAAATCCGCTGCGGTTCCCGTGGGAAAGGATTCTGTGAACTACCCGAAAGTCGCAGGTGAATTCGAGACCATCGATCTTGTGCTGGCCGGGTACTCTCTCGGCCGTTACGGCGATGGAGAGCTGAAGATCCTGCACGGCAAGGGCTATTCTCGCGAGCCGGAGAATCCTGGCCTGACTGCGGCGCTACGCGAAGCGTTCCTGGCTCCGGATCCTCGCTGCCTAGTCGGTGTTCCTACCATGAACCCGGCTGGGCCGAAGTACGAGAACTGGCTCCGTCACGCGGATCGATTCGCGTCCGTCATGGTCGAGGGCCAGAGGTACGTCTCGGCCTTCGTCAGCCGGCCGGACTCTGCGCCATGGATTCGTTCCATCTCCTACGCGAGGCGGGTGGAGAGAATATGGGCCGGCAAGCGCGCAGTCGTGGTCTGCGAGAAAAAAGGATCCATGGTCCAGGCCGTGGGCCTGTCTGCAAGTGAAACGATTCATCTTGCCTGCCCACATCAAGGGGCATTCGCGATGATCGATCGCCTCGAAATGAAAACCCTTGCCGCTGCCCCCGATGTGGCCATCTTGGCCGCCGGCCCGACGGCTTCGGTTCTGGCGAATCGGCTGGCGCGTGCGGGCGTGCACGCGGTGGACTTGGGAAGCTCGGGCGGCTTCCTGCTGAAAATGCTGAGGGATGCGGCGTGAAGATTTTCCTCGATGTCGGCGCCCATACCGGTGAGAGTCTGATCGCCGCCATGGAACCGGAGTTCGGTTTCGGGCGAATAGTTTGCTTCGAGCCGGTCAAGTCTTGCCTGCCCAAGCTCAAGGCGCTGGCCGACAAGCGGGTAAGCATTGAGCCGTTCGGGCTTTGGGACAGAGATTGCGAGCGCCCCGTATTTCAGCCGGGATCGAAGGGCGCGGGGATGTGGAAGAAGGACAACGGCAGAACCGACGAAACCGAGATTTGCCGATTCGTCCGCGCATCCGATTGGATGTGCCGCAATGTTCAGCCAAGCGACACGGTATTCCTGAAGATTAATTGCGAGGGCGCTGAGTGCGACATCCTGGACGATCTGCTGGACTCCGGTGAATTCGCAAAGGTTTCTTTCGTGATGGTCGACTTCGACGTCCGCAAGATCGAGTCAATGCGGCATCGTCAAGCAGAAGTGCAGGAGCGGCTGGCGATCTATCCGTTCCCTCGTGTGGCGACCTCAAAGCAGGTGATGCGGGGCGAAACGCACCAGGAAAGAATCAAGAACTGGCTGAGGCTTTGCGCGTGAAATCGATCGTTTGCTGGATGTGGAACGAGGGCTTCCGCGAATATCGTCCTGAGCATGTGAACGCTCTGGCCAAAATGGTAAAGCGTCACTTGCGGGAACCGCATCGCTTTATCTGCATCACCGATGAGACAGAAGGCTTCTCGCCGGACGTGGAAGTGATCCAGACGCCGGCGGCGGCGAAGCGGCTGGCGGACTTGCGCAGCCCGGAAGGAAAGCGCTTCCCGAGTTGCTATCGCCGGCTGTGGATGTTCTCCGAAGAGGCGAAAGTTCTCGGCGATCGCGTCCTGTTGATCGATATCGATCTGGTAGTGGTCGCCGATCTGGCGCCGGTCTTCGATCACCCGCAGGAGTTCGTCGGTTGGCGTCCTTTCCGTGATTGGGGCAATCAATGCAGATTCGGCGGCGGCATATACCTGCTGACGCCGGGTACGCGCACGCAGGTCTGGACCGAATTCAAGGGTAACGAATCGGTTCAGAAGGCAAGAGCGGCCGGATTCCGCGGATCGGATCAGGCCTGGCTCAGCTACATGCTGGGCGGCAAGGAAGTTTACTGGGGCCGTGACAGCGGCATCTATTCGATCCGCGACATGAAAGGCACGGAAGCAATCCTGCCGCCCGATGCACGGCTGGTGCAGTTCAATGGGCCGGTGAAGCCGTGGCTCTCTCCGTTGCCCTGGGTACGTGATCACTGGAAAGCCGCATGACCGTCACCTTCCAACTGCATGGGCTCGACAAGGCGCTTGCGACGATGCGCGGCCTATCGCCGCAGCTCCGCAAGAAGGCGGCGCGTGCAGCCCTTCGGAAATCCGCGCTGGTAGTTCGTAACGCCGCGCGCGCGAATGCCTCCCGGCTGGACGATCCTGCCACGGCGAACAACATCGCCAAGAACGTGGACATGGCGTTCGCCGGCCGGTTCTTCAAACAAACGGGAGACCTTAAGTTCCGGGTCGGTGTTCGCGGTGGTGCACGGGTCTACGGCAAGACGCGGGACAATGTTCGCAGCGGCCGCGCCGGGCAGAAGTACGCCACCGGCGGCTCGACCTTCTACTGGCGATTCCTCGAGTTCGGAACCCAGAAGATGGCGGCAAGGCCCTTCATGCGTCCGGCCCTGGAGGCGAACGTCGCCAAGGCGACGGATGTGTTCATCAACGAACTGAACAAGCAGCTCGACCGGATTCTGGTGAGGGGACGATGAGCCTCGGGAACGTTTACGAAGCAGTCAGCGCGAACGCTGGCGTTCAAACGATCTTCGGCAATCCGCCGCGCGTGTATCCGTTCTTCGATGCGCCTGAGCGCTGCCAGAAGCCCTATGCCGTCTACCAGATGATCTTCGGCACACCGGAGAACTATCTCTCCGGCAGCCCGGACCACGACTTCGCGTCGGTGCAAGTGGACGTCTATGCGGACGATCCTGATGCGGCGGTCGCCGCGGTCGAGGCCCTTCGCGATGCCCTGGAAACCGATGCCTACATCACCGCATGGGGCATCGAAGGGCGAGACCCTGAAACGAAGGATTTCCGGAAAAGTTTCACCGTGGAGTTCATCACTCCGCGTTAACCCGGCGTAACAAGCGCCACCCACGAACAAGCCCGCCTAGTGCGGGCTTTTTCTTTTTCTGCACGAGGAAGGCCATGAAAACCCAAGGCACCATGCTCTACACCATCGACCCGGCCGACGATTCGATCCTCGTCGTGGGTTGCGTCACCAACATCGACGGCGTGGATACCACGCTCGACCAGCTCGAAACGACGTGCCTGTCGGATTCGACCCGCACCTATGTCGCCGGTCTGGCGACGCCTGGCGCCGCGAACTTCACCATCAATTTCGACCCGGCCGACGAATCGCATGTCCGCCTGCACCAGCTCAAGGTCGCCGGCACGGTGCTCCCGTGGGCCATCGGCTTCAACGATGGCACGGCGCCGCCGACGGTTCTCACGTCCGGCGAGTTCACGCTGCCTTCGACGCGTTCCTGGCTGCAGTTCGATGGCTTCATGAACAGCTTCCCTTTCTCCATGCCGCTCAACGGCCTGGTGACCTCGAACGTCGGCATCCAGATCAGCGGCGAGCCGACCGTCACGCCGAAGTCGTAACGACGAGAACACCTTTCCCCTTGGGTGTCCGGCTCTGGCGACTCGTCGCGCCATCCGGCCCCATCTTTCGACGAGAACACCATGAAACTTTCCGAACTCCGCAAGCGCGGGGCGATCATCGATCGCGCCCCGGTGCCGAAAGAAGTCACCTGGAAGCGCATCGATGCCGACGGCGTCGAGCAATCCGACACCTTCACCATCCACGTCAAGAAGCTCAGTTTCGGCGAAATCGAGAAGCTGTTCGCCGAAGACCCGGCCGATCCGAGTCGCAGCGTCATGGCAAACGTCATCGCGCAGTCGATCTTTCTGGGTGATGGCGGCGTGGAACGATTCAGTTACCAGGACGCCTACCAGCTCGAAGCGAGCCTGGCCAAGGTCTTCCTCGCGGCATTCAACGATGTCAACGGCCGTCGCGCCGGGGAACCCGAAAACCCTCCGAAAGCGAGTTCTGGCACGACCTAGTTCAGGCCGGAATTGGCGGGCGAACGATCGAAGAAGCGAAGGAACGGCTTACCGCCGATGAAGCCTGCGCGTGGATGGATCGGCGCATGAAGTACGGACCGCTGAACGTTTCCGCTCGCATGGAATGGCAGCTCGCCTACATCGGCTATGTCCTTTGCGGTGCGCTCGGCGTGAAGAAGGAAGGCGGCATCGCTTTCACGCTTCACGACTTCCTGCCTTACCGCGCCAAGCCTGAATTCACTCTCGAAACCGCAGCCAAGAAACTGGGATTGATCCTCAATGGCTGACGTCGCAGGGGTCTATCTCATAGAAGGTCCGCGTGGTCGCCAGTACGTTGGAAGCTCCGTTCGAATCAAAAAGCGTTGGAAAGAGCATCGGCGTCAACTGGAGTCCGGGTGTCATCACAACCAGTTCCTGCAGCGAGCCTGGACAAAGTATGGGCCCGGCTCGTTCGGGTTCCGCGTCCTGTTGGTCTGCGATTCCGAGCTGGCTGTGTTCTATGAGCAGCGGGCCATCGATGCTTTGAATCCTGAATACAACTGCGCTCCGTTCGCGGGAAGCATGCTCGGCTACAGGCATAGCGACGAGTCGCGAAAGAAGATGTCCGCTTCGTCATCCTCTCGGCTGAAGGGAAGCAATTTCAAAGGGCATAGCCACTCGGCCGAGACAAAGCGCCGAATTTCCGAGAGGAAAAGCGGCGTAGCCCGCGGGCCGCATTCGCTGGAAACCAGGGAAAAGATTGGGGCTGCGCATCGGGGAAAGGTCATTTCCCCGATGCAGCGCGAGCGTATATCGAAATCCCTTTCCGGAAGAAAGCAAGACCCACTGCTGGTGGAAAAGAGGGCTGCAGCGCGTCGTGGCGGGAAGATGCCGCCGGGGTTCGCCGAAAAAGCGAGAGCCCGAATGATCGGGCAACGGCATTCACGTCAAGTTCTGCAGAAGATATCGCGATCTAAGTCACTACTTGGCGATGACCAGGTTAGAGACATTCGCATCGCGCTGGCCTCAGGGGCCACGCAAGCATCGATCGCGAGAAGCTATTCGATCGACCAATCAACAGTTTCCGACATAAAGCGCGGAAAGACATACGGCTGGGTCGCGGAGTAAGACATGGCTTCGTCAAGAAATCTTGGCACCCTAACTTTGGATCTCGTCGCCAAGATCGGCGGCTTTGAAAAGGGCATGGATCAGGCTGCCCGCATCGCGGACAAGCGGCTGCGGGAGATCCAGCGCAATGCAAAGCTGGTGGGTGCCGCCATCGGTGCGGCGCTTGTGGCTGGCGCCGGCATTGTTGCGAAGGGCGTTCGCGACATCATCGATGAAGCCGACAAGCTCAACGATCTGAATCAGCGCCTTGGCCTATCGGCTGAGGCGTTGAGCGGCTATGCCTATGCGGCGAAGCAGTCGGGGACGGATATCGAGTCTCTGGCGCGCGGCATGAAGCTCCTGGCCAAGAATACGGCGGAAGCGGTCGACGCCGGCAGCGAGCAAGGGAAGCTGTTCAGCGCGCTGGGCATCGATGTCATCGACCAGGCGACCGGCAAACTTCGCGCGCTCGAAGATCTTCTGCCGGAGATCGCCGAAAAATTCCGCCAGCTGGACGATGCGACGCTCGAATCGGCAATCGCGCAGAAGCTGTTCGGCAAATCTGGCGATGAACTGATCGAATTCCTGAACCTGGGCCGGCAAGGGATCGCCGACTACCGCGATGAACTTCGCGCCATGGGCGGCGAGATGAACGGGGAAACCCTTCGCGCTGCTGACGAGCTGAAGGACACCATCGCTAAGATTCAGACGCAGTTCGACGCCATCTACTTGCAGCTCGCGATGCAGCTGTTGCCCACGCTGCAGGACTTTGCGGACTACCTGAGCGAGTCAGCGAAGAAGGGCGAGGGCGTCATTGAGATATTCCGCGGTCTCGGCACGATTGCTTCCTGGCTTGGCGACCTGATCGAGGACATCACCGGAACGGTGCGGGGCCTGACCAGCGCCTTCCTTGCGCTCGGCTCGATGGCAAAGGGCGTGCTGCAGGGCATGACCGGATCGTTCCAAGAGGCCAAGGTTTCGATCAACACCGCCGTCACGGAAATGCAGGAGGCGTGGTCACGCTTCACGACGTTCGCCGGCGACAAGCCGAAGGCCAAGGGCAAGTCTCCGGCGCTGGTGGAATGGATCGATCCTCCGGCTGCCGGTTGGCGGGCTGATACCGGGCTGCAATCTCGCCTGATGGGCGTTCTCGGCGGGGACGGAGACAAGAAGGACAAGAAGACCGGAAAGTCCGACGCCGAAAAGGAGTTCGAGCGCCTGCAGGAGCTGTTCAAGCGGCTCAAGGAGCAGCAGGCCGAATCCATTGCTCTTTACAACCAGACCACCGAAGTCGCGAAGCTGCGATACCAGCTTGAGAACGGAGACCTGGCGAAGCTGACCGAAGAGCAGAAGGCGCTGCTTCTCGGTCAGGCCGAGATGCTCGACAACCTCGACGCGCTGGCGAAGCGCCGAGAGGAACAGATCAAGCTGGAGGAAAAGGAAATCGAGGCGATGAAAGAGCACAAGGAGCTTGTCTCCGAGATGCTCGACGACATCGCTTTCGAGACAGAACTCCTTGGCAAGAACAACAAGGAAAAGGAAATCGCGGTCGAGCTCCGCCGTCTCGGCGCGATGGCAACTCAGGAAGAGAAGGATGCGGTTCGGTCGAGCCTGGAGAACCTTCAGGGCCTGCGCGAGCAAGTCGACCTGATGGACGAGTTCCGCGACAACTTCCGCGACAACGTGGCCGACGTCCTGACAGGAGCGAAATCCATAGGCGAAGCGTTCAAGAGCATGGGCGACATGATCACGCAGCAGATCGCCAGAATCATGGCGCAGCGGTTCACCGACTGGCTTTTCGGCGGTTCCGGAAGTTCAGGCGGTGGCGGCCTCGGTGGCTTGATCGGGATGTTTTTCGGTGGCAGCTCGAGCTCCAGCGGGTTCGGCATCACCTCCAGCGGCGCCGGCGGCATTACGGGAACGGTTCCCGGCTTTGCCGGTGGCACGAGCTTCGCGCCAGGCGGGCTTTCGCTTGTCGGCGAGGAAGGGCCGGAGCTGGTGAATCTCCCGAGAGGCGCTCAGGTCATGCCGAACCACGAACTCGCGGGGATGATGGGGAAAACGGTCATCAACCAGTACATCACGGTCGAGAAGGGCGCGAGCAAAGAGACTGTCGAGCAGACTCAGCGAAAGCTCGGCCGAGCAACGCAGCACGCTTTGGCGAGGACTGGCTGATGGCTTTCATCGAGGTTCGCCTTAACGATCGCGTTCGCATCGGCTTCACCGGAGGCCCGCGCTTCAAGACATCCATCGTCACCCTGGACAACGGCAAGGAACAGCGCAATCAGGAATGGGCGCGCGCGCGCTGGGAATACGAAGCCCCGTTCACGAACGCAGACCCGGAAGTAGTGCGGAAGGCGGTCCGCGACATGTTCTTCGCCGCTCGCGGCATGAACGACGGCTTTCGGTTCAAAGACTGGGACGATTACCAGGCGACGAACGAATCGCTCGGTAACGCGCCGAGCGGGACGACGGCGGTCCAGTTGATCAAGACCTATGCCGCCGGCTTCCCGTCGCCGTATGTGCGCAACATCCTCAAGCCGGTCTCCGGGACAGTGACCGTCTATCAAGCCGGCGTTGCGAAGGCGGGAACGCTCGACACAACCACCGGACTGTTCACGCCTTCGTCCGGTTGGACTGCTGGCCAGCCGTTGACTTGGACCGGCGAGTTCGATGTCCCCGTTCGCTTCGACGACGACGCGCTGTTGTGGCTCTGGGATAACAAGGACGTTCGCTCGGCGACCGTTCGGCTGGTCGAAACGAAGTAACCAAAACAAGGAAACGCCCAGGCCCCGAAAGGGGCCTTTTTCGTGCGCGATGAAAACGATCCCCTCGCAACTGCTGACGCATCTCGCGCTGGAGAGCACAACCACCTGCTTGCTCGTGCGCTTGGAGACGAAGAGCGGGTCGGTCTACGGGTTCACCAACCTGGATATCGATGTCGTCTACGACGACGGCAACGGCTCGGTGACCTATGGGAGCGACAACGGCTTTACGCCGGCGCGATTCGAGTCCGGCGCCGACTTGGCCGTCGACAACAGCGAAATGATGGGATGGGTCAGCGCTACCGGCATCACGGAGCAGCAGATCCGCGCCGGCCTGTTCGACTACGCCGAAGTCATCGTCTATCGGGTCAACTACAACGACCTGACCAGCGGGCGGCACGAGATCGTCGCCAGTGGCACTGCGGGCCAGACCCGATTCGATGACCGCGGCTGGATCACCGAGTTTCGATCGCTGGTGCAACAGCTTCGGCAGCCGATTTCCTCCCTGTACTCGACGACCTGCACCGCTCAATTCGGCGATGCCCGCTGCGGCAAGTCCTTCACTTGGGCATCCGGCAGCGTCACGGCCGTCGGCGCAGAAACGGACCGCATCTTCACCGACAGCGCGCTGAGCCAGGCCGACAACTACTTCTTCCCTGGCGTCGTGGAGTGGCTGACCGGCGACAACGCCGGTGTCCAGATGGAGATCGACCTCCACGCCAGCGACACCTTCACGCTGTCGATGCCGCTGCCGTATCCGATCCAGACCGGTGACACCTACCGAGTTCGGCAGGACTGCAACAAGGTCGCCCGAACCGTCGGCGACGTGCAGGGCGACTGCAAGGACAAGCACAACAATCTGGCGCGTTTCCGGGGCCAGAGCTTCATTCCGGTGACGGACGGCGGCCGCTCGCTGATTCCGGGCGCGGAGATCTCGCGCGCATGACGCTGGAGAGCACCGCCCGCCAGTTTCTCGGCACGCCCTTCCTGCATCAGGGGCGCGACCCGGCCGTCGGCATCGACTGCATCGGCCTGATCGTCTGCTGTTTCCGTGTGCTCGGTTGGCCGCACGAGAGGCACGACAACCCGACCTATGGCAAGCAGCCCTGCCGCGGAATGCTTCAGCAGCATTTGCAGGCCGCCTTCGGCGATCCGCTTCCCGCGCACCAGGCTCAGCCGGGCGACATCCTGGCCATGCGCTGGCACCGCGAGCCAAACCACGTCGCCATCGTCGGGACGCACAAGCAAGGCGGCCTGTCGATCATCCACACCAGCGCCAATCTGGGGCGCGTTGTCGAGCACGGCCTGCGCGGCCCTTGGATTCGTCGCGTCGTCCATGTGTACCGCCCGGAGGTGAGCCGTGGGCGGTAGCACTATCGGCGGCGTCATCGGCGCTGCGATCGGCGGCTATTTCGGCGGCGGCCAGGGCGCTCAATGGGGCTGGATGATCGGCTCCGCGGTGGGCGGATACATCGACCCGGAACAGGTCTACGGTCCGCGCCTGGATGATGCCAACGAAACGACCGCGCAAGATGGCATCCCGATTCCTTTCGGCTGGGGTACGTTCCCCTGCCACGGCAACGTGATCTGGAGGGATCGCCTCTACGAGCACGAGGAAAGCTCGCGCGGCGGCAAGGGCGGCAGCACCGAGAACATCACCTATCGCTACACCCGCAGCTACGCGATCGGCATCTGCGAGGGGCCGATCACCGGCATCCTTATCGTCAAGCTTAACGGGAAGATCGTCTACGACGCCCGTACCGACGAAGCGCTGACCGCAGCCGGCTACACGGCCGACGACATCGCCCAATCGCGCGCCGCAATGACGAAGTGGCTGCAGAACGTCACTTTCTATCTTGGAACGGAGACGCAGACCGCCGACCCGACAATCGAAGCGGTCGAGGGCGTCGGCAATGTCGAGCACTACCTCGGCCTCGCCTACATGGTGGTCGAGGATGACGACCTGACGGACTTCCGCGGAGCGATCCCGCAATACGAATTCGTCGTGACGAAAGAAGGCGATACCACGCCTTACACCCCTAGCGTTTTGACGCCTGTGGGCTTCTGGCCTTTGGACGACGTCAATACCGGCATCGCCCGCGACACCAGCGGGAACGGGTATCACGGCGAGTATTACGGCGATGTAGAGAATGCCGAGGCCATCTTGCCGGGCTCCATCGGTTCTCTCCGGATCAATTCCAACGAAGGGGGTATGCGGGTCACCACCAACTTCAACTCCGCATTGCAAGTCAATAACGATGGCGTTTTCTGCATCGAAGCCACGATCTATCCGGAGAGCACTTCCGGCGGCGGCAGCAAACGAATCATCGCCTCGTGCCTGACGTCAAACCTGATCGGCGGAACGAATAACTGGACGGTGCACCTCGACAATGATTCCGGCCTAGAACTTATCGGCGGTTACAGCGACAACGGCGGAGTTGGCAGGCATGCCCAGTCTCCCGACCCGATAACTCCGAACTTCGATCGCGTGCATATCCTGCTTTGCAAGAACGCAACAGGCATGTTCGTGTATGCGAACAACGTTCTTGTCGCCTCGCGCGTGGATGCCTATGGCACGACGACCGTGCCCCCCGACGCCGGGCCCATCGGGTCGAATGGGTGCGATCGACTCTGGGTCGGCGCGCCGATCAACAACCCGACCTACTACAACGCCTATGCCTACATAGGGCGCGTGGAAAACCTCGGGGTTTATGACGTCTTCCCTACAGAAGATCAGCGCACGACGATCTACAACGCCCGCTGGTTGAATGGCGTTGCCATTCCTGACGCTCCCGGATGGTACATAGACGAGCTCGGGAACATCCTCGCGCAGGTCGGCACGGTCGACCTGGTGGCGCCGACGCTGCCGACCGTGGGCGAGATTGTCGCCGACGTGTTCGAGCGCTCCGGCCTGACCAGCGACCAATACGACGTCAGCCAACTGACCGATACGGTGACCGGCTTCCGGGTCGCCAGCGAAAGCACCGGAGAGGCGATCATCGCCCCGCTGATGCAAGCCTACTTCTTCGATGTCGTGGAGTTCGACGGCAAGGTGCGCTGCATCAAGCGCGGCGGCGATCCTGTTTTCGCATTGACGAAGGATGACCTGGTTGCGCGCAGCGGCGCGGCGTTTGAACAAGAGCGCGTTCAGGAAGCGGAACTGCTTCGCCGGGTCACGGTGGACTATCTGGACCCGGCGGCCACCTATACGGCGACCACGCAGAAGTGGGAGCGGCGCTCCGGCATCGTTCGGGCCAAGGGCGAGGCGTCCGTACAGATCCCGATCGTCTGCCCAGCAGATGATGCTGCGCAAATCGCTGAGAAGCGCGGAAAAGTCGCCTGGGCTGAGCCGACGAAGCACAAGTTCAGCCTCGGGCCGAAGCACAACGCGCTGACGCCGACCGATGTCGGCACCTACACGGACGATGATGGCGTCGTGCATCGCATTCGCTTGATGAAGCGAAGCGAGGAAGATCATGTGCTGCTGATGGAATCGGCGCAGGACAGCCCATCGGCCTACGAATCCTCGGCCGTCGGCGCGCCTACGACACCCCCGATTGTGATCCCGCCGCCGGTCATCGGCCCGACATCGCTGGCCATCATGAACCTGCCGGTGCTTGCCGAAGCTCACGACGAGGTCGGGCTCTACGTCGCGGCGCGCGGTCAGTTCACCGGCTGGAATGGTTGCGTGGTCCAGTTCCGCCAGGAAGATGCGACGGAATGGACCGACATGGTTTCAATCACGCAGCCGGGGAACATCGGCACCTTGGACGTCGCGGTTCCGGCTGACGTTTCCAGCGAATACCCCGGCACGACGACCTTTGAAGTCACGTTGCCACGCGCGCCGGAGTCGATCAGCGAAGAGGCTTTGCTGCGCTACGGAAACCGCGCCTTCCTGCAACTGGACTCCGGGCAATGGGAAGTCTTTCAGTTTGAAACGGTGACGGCCAACGGCGACGACAGCTATACGCTAGACGGCGTAGTGCGCGGACGCTACGCCACGACGCCGGGCGCAGCGACGGCCGGGAATCAGGTCGTCCTGTACGACAGCGCCGTGCTGTTCGTGCCGGCCGAGCGCTGGATGATCGGGGAGACGTTCGACGTTCGCGCAGTGGCGAACGGTACATCCGCCGACATGGCGGCCGTCGAATCCTTCGAGTTCGATCCGTGCGTCAGTCAGACCGAATGGCCGGTCCACAACGTAACCGCCGAGCGCGACGGCAGCGACAACGTCACCGTTAACTGGATCGGCCGCGCCCGCCTGGGTTCTGAAACCGCGCCCTTCCATTCGCAGTATTTCACCGGCTACCGCGTGACCTTCGACGATGGCGTGACGCCGGTTTCATTCGACGTTGGTATCTCGACCACGACCTACACGCTGGCATCCGCAGCCGACCCCATCGGCGTCACTGTGGCGCCCCTCAACTCCATCACGGGCGAAGGCCCGGCCTCTGACGAGATCAGCGTATGAGCGACACACCGAACTTTGGCTTCCCGCTGGTGCCGAGCAATTCTCTGCAGCCCAGTGTCCCGATCAACGAGGCCTTGCAGGACATCGACGCGCTGTTGCGGCCTGGCTCCATTGTTCAGGCGATGGACATCGCGGCCGACCCGACGACGACGAGCGGGGATGTCGGCAAGATGTGGGTCGTCGCCGCCGGCGGATCGGGCGACTGGACCGGCAAGGACGATCAAATCGCCCTGTGCACGGCCGCGAACGTCTGGAAGTTCTACGTCCCGGAAGAGGGCTGGGAGGTCCGTAACCTGGACGAAGCCAACAGGCTCTATGTCTACGCCGGCAGCTCGGGCTGGGTGTCTGGCATCCCGGCTTCCGATGTCTCGGCAGACAACGGCACGTCCGGCCTGACGGGCACTACGGTCCAGGATCAACTGGACGAGCTTGCTGCCGCCGTTGGCATCACCGGCAACTCGATGACGACCATCGGCACCTTCACGGTGACGGGGTCTGCAGCGACAACGCTTGCTGCCACCGGCCTGGACCTGAGCGCCTATAAGGCCTTCTTCGTGGTTGTCAACGCCGAGAACGCGACGGGATCGGCCGCGGCGATCAGCCTGTTCTACAACGCCGACACAACGGCGACAAACTACTACCGGCAGAGTTTCGCGGCAAACAACGCAACCATCGGCGGCGCCCGGGTCAATAACGCGAACGTGTTCGCGCTCGATGCCAACGAGTGCACGAACGCGCAGATGTTCATCAGCCGCGATCGCGACGGCCGCGCCCGCTGTCGATGCCATTCTGTGCAAGGTGCAGCTGCCAGCATCTCGCTCGCGTTGTACAGCCACATCTGGACGAACACGGGCAATGTCACCGACATCACCCTATCGTCCTCCGTGTCCAACTCGCTCGCCGTCGGCACCACGATGACCATCTACGGGATCAATTGATATGCGCGTTTCACAACAGAGGCACGATGTAACGATAATGCGCCAGGCCAAGGCGCGCATCGCCGAAATCGATGCGCTGCTGGCCGACGAAAACACCGAGAGCCGGGCAAGCCTCCAGGCCGAGCGCACTGGCCTGGTTGATTCGTGGGTCTTCCATGAAGAGGTGGAGATCGACGGCATCATGACCGAGGCCGAAGGCAAGGCGCTCGCCGAAGAAGCGGCCAAGGAAGCCGAGCGCCAGGCCATCCGGGACGAACTGGCAGCCAATGACGCCAAGGCCTTGCGGGCCCTGTTCGCCGGCGAGACCGATCGGATCGCCGAGCACAACGCTCGCCAGGCCGAGCTGCGCGCCCGGCTGCAGGCGATCTAGAACGGCAGCTTCTCGTCTTCCGCTGGTTCGATAGATCGAGCCAGCCGGTCCAACGCCGCCGCTCTCGCGAGCAGGCGCCTCTCTGTGCTGGTCTTTGCGACCACGCCTCGCCAGTCGCCGCCGACCACGCTCGGCAGGCTCGACGCACATTCCCTCAGTTCTGCAGCCTTACGGCGCGCCCAGCGCGCTTTCCAGTGAGTGCTCATGCCGCCAGCCCCCGCAGCCTGTCTAGGGTGGTCATGGTGTCCCTCGCGCTCATGCGGGCTGCTCCTTAACGAGTTCCGCAACGCGAATCCAGATTGCGTCAGTTTCGGCGGAATGCGGCCACTGTTGGCGGACGCTGTAGCAGTCGAGCAATAGCGCCTTGACCTCAGCCACCCTCCGCTCGGCGGCTTGCTTGGCTTCCTGCATAGCGAACAGGTCGGCGTCGCAGTTGGCTAGGCGGTGTTCGAGGTCGAAAACCCGCGCGGCGTGGTCGGCGTAGGTGACCATTTCTCCGTCACCCGCCTCTTCGTAGTCATCTATTGCGCAGACGTAGTTGTACCGCTTGATCTGCTCACTCATCGCCCGGATCCTGGGGTTCGCGCGGTGTTTCATCTTGGCTCGCGATCAGGTCTATGTACGAGTGCGCGGCCTTGGCCCATAGATGCACACGCCCTTGGATAACCGCTTCCGGGTAGTGCGCGATCAGTCCATTGAAATAGAGGTGCATGCTCGATATATCGCGACGGATGCGCTCGACGTTATCCATGGCTACTCCCTCGCCGCGCTGGCCGGGGGCGTTGACTCTCCTCGGTAGCTGCGCATTTGGGCAGCTAGTTGCTCGGCCAACTCGAAGTCCGGCGTGTTGGTCTTTGCGTCGACACCGAGGCAATTCAGCGCGTGGCTCAATGCGCGCGTATCCACTCGCCCCGGAACTTCGATGCTTGCGTCAGGTGCGCAAAACGGATAGATGCGCGTCTTGGCGATCAGCCATTCCCATATGTGTTTCGGGTTGCCAGTTTCGAGCATGCCGGTCTGCGCGGCTTCACCAAGTACGGCGAACGGGAGTCCGCAGGGAACAACGGCCCAGCCTGCGCCGGCGAGCGCGTCAATCGCTCGCTGCGGATACTTCTCTAGCGGCTCGTCGCCATTGTCCATTCTACAGAAATGGTCGTATACGAAACGCAGCGCAGCCGTCGCCTCCGCACTTGGACCAACCCCCGCAGAGGGTGCGGGGCGCGTGTAGAGTTCGCTGCGCATTCCCTTGTCCGGGTTCGCCGTCTTGAATGCGCGCATGTCGGTAGCAATAGCGCGAGCCCTGGCGATCTTGTCGCTATCCGGCTCGGCAATCTGTCGATCATCTGCCCACCGTTCCACTAGGTCAGGCGCTTGCGGATCGCGGCCCAGCAGAACGAACTTCGGCTCGCCGGCATCGGGGATACAGCATTCCCCCTCCGCACCCGCAGACAGCAGGGCGGACCCAAGCTCTTGCTTAATGGCCTCGACGATTAGCGAAACGAACCTGTTAACTTCGATGATAGGAACGGTATAGGACGCTTGAGGTACAAATTCAGGCACTCGCTCAAACGTCAGCTCGTCATATGCTTTTCGATTGTGTGGAAGAAATGCTGCCCTGAGCATTTTCATAATCGACTCGTCGTTCGACACAGCGGCAAATGCCGCCTCCAGCGCGCCACGGGGTTGGGTGGTCATGCCGCGCCCGCCAATGCTTTCGGCAATTCATCCTTGTGCAGCGTCTTCTTGAAGCCTACGCGGCCTGCAAGATGGAACACGACCACACCTTCTGGATTCATGAATCCCGGTGCAGCGCGGCTGCCGTTCACGCGCAAATCGTTCAGCGCGTCCTCGACGGCATGCGTAGTGAAGTCGCCGCGATAAAGGACAGGAACGACATGGCAGCAGGCCGGACGAGACTCGCCCCAGCGGTCGGTATTGAACAGGGAGAATCGCTTCTCGCCGATGCCGTACTTGCGCTGGATGCCCGCACCCCACCATTCGCCGAAGTGCTGACCTGGGCCAAGCGTAAGCAGTTCTTCGCGGTTGGCCGCCGCCCACGCTGCAAAGCCGAAGTTGTCGTCCATCGGCGTGATCCATCGAGTCCGGCTGCCAGTGAAAAGCTCGCCTTCGTCGGTAATGAAAATCTGCGCATTGGTGCCGTCGATCTTCTCCGTGACCACAATCTCACGGCTCAAACGCGGCATCTTGGGAAACTCTACAAACTCGGGGTAACTCATCTCATCCTCCTAGGGCCGGGTGGGGGTTAGCCCATCAGCCTGATAATTGACCTGCAGCGCCGCTTCGATCGCTACGCGCAACATCTCTCGCGGGGCCGCGTTGAAAGACTTCTTCTCCGCCTGCTTCAAAGCTGCCTGGTAGGCGCGTTCCAGCATCGGCGCGTCGAATACGATGGCGGGCGGAATGGGCTCGGATTTCGGCTTGCGCTTCGTCACGGCATCGGCTCCTTCCAGACAACATAGAACGGATCAGGCCCAAGCCCGAGCAATCGCCGCCAGTAGGGGCAGGTGCGCTCGCGCTCAAGCGCTATGCGAAGGCGGATAAGCTCGTCGGCCGCAAGCGCCAACTGCAGGCGCAGCTGGTCCGACGAAGGCTGCTTCTTGCGCTTCGGAATGCGGGGGAATAGCTGCTCAGCCATTGCTTCCCCCGAACATATCCATGCATCGCGCCATCGCCGCGGAAACGGCAGATTCCTCGGCTGCACGCTTCGCGGCGGCGATGGGCTTCATGCGGCGAACAGCGAGTCTTGCGACAACGCTGCCTTGAGATTGAGCGCGGCTTGTTCGTAGTAGCTGGCTTTCAGTTCCACGCCGACGAAGCGACGGCCCATCTGCAGCGAGACGTAACCTTCCGAGCCGATTCCGGCGAACGGCGACAGCACCACGTCCCCCGGATTGGTCCACAGGTCCACGCCTCGCCGGATCACTTCTAGTTGCAACGGGCAGATATGTCGCTCGTCGTCATGCTCGCGCGCGCTGCGAAATTGCAGCGTGTCGCCCGGGTCAATATCAGTCCACACTGGGGATGCGACCTTCTGCCACTTGTCCACGGGATAATCGTCGCCGTGCTTCACGCGGTCCGCGGGGTCGCCTTCGCCCGGTGTCCGCATGGTTACCAAGTAATCCGGGATGCCCTGCCGACTCATGGCGGCATTGCCGCGCACGGTCTTGTGCAGCAGGCCCAATGCTTTGGTGCGCTGCATCGCCGTGACCGGATCTTTCCAGATGCACACTTCGCTGGCGTAGATAAATCCTTGCGCTTGGAACGCGCGGATCAGATCGCCACGGAAGTCCTTGAGCCCGATGTATCCGTCCCGTTCCTTGCTGGTCGGCATCAACATGCAGTGGAACGAGACATTGCGCCCCGGCTTCATCACTCGGCGAAGCTGCACGATCAGGTGCGCGAAGTGGGCGAAGAACTCCGCATCGTTGCGGCAGTTGCCCATATCGCGCGGGCTGTTCGAGTAGGTGTAGAGCGAAGCGAACGGCGGGGAAAAGATGGAATAGTCGATGCTGCGCTCAGGCAGCCCGGCGAGCACTTCCACGCAATCTCCGTGGTACATGGCGAATCCATCGCCTTCGGTTTGGTTCAGGCACTTCATGCGGCTTCCTCAGTTCGCAGCCACGCGGGGATATGCGCGACTCGCTCGGGGTTGTAGGGATTGGACTCGCGTACGGAGCCAAGCACGGCCATTTGTACGGCGTCATGGGTTTCCGCCGACAAGGCATCGGCCATCGCATTCGCGTCGGCTTCCTTGCGCTTGAGATTGGCGACAATCGCGCCTTCCAGGTCGGACGCGAAAATGTGAACGTCCACCGGGCTCGTCTGTCCGAAGCGCCAGCAGCGGCGCACGGCCTGATAGTAGGCTTCCCACGAATCGGTCACGCCGACGAACGCGATATGCGCGCAATGCTGCCAGTTCAGGCCCCAGCCGCAGATGGATGGCTTGGAAACCAGGACACGGATTTTGCCGTCCGCGAAGTCGCGCAGGCGCTGTTCCTTCGTGTCGGGATCATCGTTGCCGCGAATCTCCACGGCATCGGGAATCGCCGCCTTGAGCGCATCGCCTTCGGCGTTTAGGTCGCACCAGACCACCCAAGGCTCACGGCTCGCGTTCACCATCGCGGCGCAGGCCTCCACCCGGCCGGCAAGAGACCCTTTCCGGGCCGCGCGGCGCTCGCTCAGCGTGTTGGCTTCGAGCGCGAAGAGCATCCCGGTCGCCTGCGGGTCATGGCCGGCGCTTTCGGTGGTGTGTTGCATGACGCGCAGTGGCGGCAGGTTGTAGCGCGAATCATCAAAGCCAAGATCAGAAGGCTTGCGCACCATTGCCGCCCACGAAGCCACCCATCGCCAGAACTGGCCGCGCGCATGCTTCTTGAGTCGCCAGGTCTGGGTCTCGCCGCCATCGTGCAGGAAGTACTCGGCCAGCATTTCGGCCTGCGTGCAGACGCCTAGGAACTCGGCATGCGTGCCAAGTTCGGTCCAATCGTTCGGCGCCGGAGTCGCGGTCGCGCACAGCTTGAATGGCGTCTGCCCGAACGTATCGAGCAGGATACGAAGGGTCTTGGAGTCGTGATGCTTGATGATGCTCGACTCGTCCAGTACCACAGCCCCGAAGCGCGAAGCGTCGAAGCGATGCATGCGGTCGTAATTGGTGATGGTGATGCCTGGCTCGACCTGGGAGCCATCGCGGCAATGATTCACCGATATACCCATCTGCGCGCCTTCGCCAACCGTCTGCGCGGCCACCGCCAACGGTGCCAGGATCAGCACAGACTTGTGCGTATGGCGGTAGATGGCGTCGGCCCAAGCCAGCTGCATGCGGGACTTCCCAAGGCCGGTATCAGCGAAGATCGCGCACCGACCCCGACGCAGCGCCCAGCGAGTTAGCGCTTCCTGGTGCTCGAACAATCCACCGGGCAGGATGAACTCGTCCAGTCCGGTCGGGGGGACTGTGGATAGCTTGTGCATCACGAACTGGCGGTAGGGGTCGGTCATGCGGCTTGCGCTTCCTGTGTGCGATTGAGGTCACGAATGGCAGCATCAATCCGCGCACCCAGCCAGGCCGCGACATACACAGCCCAGGAGTTACCGATGACCTTGTAGCGCGGGCCGTCTGGGCACTCGCTGGCGGGCTTTCCGCGCCACGGGATCAGCGTCCAGTCGTCAGGGAAGCCCTGCAGGCGCTCGCACTCGCGCGGGGTGAGGCGGCGGACTTGCATGGCCGACATTACATGCGGTTGCTGGTCAGACAGCCCCCGACCATGGTCGGACTTGAGCGTTGGGAACACGTCGGCGCTCGGTGGGCTACCAGCGCCTCTGGAGAGATTGCCTGGCTGGAACGCCACCGCCACAGTCGCGCACCCGCCCGACGACCCGGTGCCCATCGCGTGCGTGCTGCCATCGGCGCTGCTGATAGGGTCTTGGGTGGGGTGGAAGGCGACGGGCACCAGCGGCGTCCCCAGCCCC